CACCCGAAGCATAAGGAAAAGTTGCACTGTTGGCATTTTTAAGCGTGGCATCAAATACACCACTTGCTGCAGCTTCAAGTGCTTTTGTTTTTCCTGTAGTGGCATCATAATCGGCAATCAACAAAGCCAGTTTTAATTTTAATGTAGCTGCAAATTTTTTCCATTTTACAACATCACCTTTATAAATCTGATCAGCATTTCCGAAAGAGGTGGCATTCACATCCAAACCGGCAATAGCTACGTCTAACCTTGCAATTAAATCATAAGTAACTGTTTTAGCATCATCATATTTAAAATCGCCAAAACGAGTTGTTCCAAAATTTTAGCGAAAAATCAAAACCAAATGTACCATTTTAAACAGCCTTTAAAATCTATTTAAAGACTTATATTTGATGTATGGCTTCAAAACAGAAAAGATATCTCTTCTTTTGCTTAGAAGCTAAAGCAGAGGCGGCCAAAAGCTCCTACGATTACAAAGAAATATACGATAGGATTGAGGGTTGCGAGATTGATTTGTGATTTTTTTTTGAAATTTGGTTTTGAAAAAATGGAAATTTGGTTTTGGCGTTTATAAAACCCCTTCAATAACCTTGAAGGGGTTTTTATTTTAACTTACTTTTAAAGTAGTTTAAAACCATTTTAAAAGCCCATTAGTCAATTGGATAGTTTGCCGTTAAAACTTCTACTTTTCTTTTCATATAACCACCTTTACTGTTTACCGAAACCCCGCTTTCTAAACTCCACATATACCAGCCGTTTGCCTTTGCGTAAGCCAACAATATTGGAGATGGATACGAGGATAGCAAAAACTTACCTTTGATGCTAGAGAGTGTTTTTAATAGGCTTTCAAAGTCATCTACACTATACCCATCATAATGCCCGCAATCACTATTAAAATATGGTGGGTCGCAATAGAAAAAACTATTATCAGTATCTCTGCTTTTAATTACATATATAGCATCTGACGCTTCTAATTGTACATTTTGTAAGCGTATGGCATAATCTTCTGTAAACCTATCACGGTTGTTTATAATCTTTCTAGTTGTTGTATTTTTACTTAAATCATATCCAAAACTGCTATCTAATTGAGCACTGAAACTTTGAGTACTTAGAACCCATACCGCCCATGCTCTTTTTATTTCGCTAAACATATCCGGGTGATTGTAAATAACGGATGCCTTTCGGTGTAAATCACGACTATGCAGGCTAATACGAATTTCCTTTTCAAGAACAACAAATTCATTTTGCACCATTTTGTAGAAATTAATCAATTCTTTGTTTGTGTCGTTAATCACTTCGATTTGCGATTGTTGTTTAGCAAAGAACACCGCTGCGCCTCCTAAAAAGGGCTCACAGTATAAAAGATGATCAGGTATAAGGCTGATAATTTTAGAAGCTAACTTTTGTTTACCGCCGTAATAGCTTATTGGCGTTTTTAAATTTATTTTTCCCATAATATTCTTAGTTTTGTATTCTCACAACGTAATAATGCACGATTATCTAACTACTGGCTTACGCCTTCAGCAAGATGCTCGTGCATTCTTTTTTACGTTGTGAGAGACTAAGAAAAGGGCTGGAGGCGTTACTTTTTAATTACTACCTATTACGTACCAAGCTGTCCCGTCTGATTGAATTTTAACGTATTTCCATTGAGCTGATAAAACAACGGTATTTGAGCCGTCTATTGTCTCCGAGCCATTAGCTTTTATTGTTATTGTATTCGCGGAGCTATCAATTTTTTTAATTACGTACTCTATACCGCTAATATAAGACGCAAGAGTCAAATTTATAGTAAATGAACCACTTGAAGCGTTGCAGATGGTAGTATGTCCGCTTATAGTTTGCGTTGTTGTTGCTGTAAAAATTGCGGTTCTAAATTTAGCAGTAAATATACCATTTCCACTTACCGTCAATGATTTGTCAGAGCTTTTAAATCTTGCAATTTCAGATGCTCCTCCCTGTATGACAACATCACCTGCATTTCCAAGTGCAGTTTTATTAGCCGGAGAAATTTGTGTATCCCCGCCGTATGCTCCTTTGACAATGTACTGATTTCCTGAATAATCATCTGAAACATTCAAATATCCTCCTGAATCCCGAAAAAACCGACCAGCACCGCTAATCTCAATACCTTGTCGCGAATTAAGACTAGTAAATGATCCATTACTACCAGTAATATTCGCAGATGTTTTTATATCGCCGAAAACATCTAAAGATTTATCTAAACTCTTAAATCGAGCTATATCAGCAGATGACTGGTCCTGAATTACAACGTCCCCCAGTATGGGGCCTGCAGGCGGCCTTATCGTAGTGCCGAGGTTATACATAGATTCAAACACTGGGCTGTTTGACTGATTAAAAATGCTGACATGTCCGTTGGCCGTCCCTGCCATGCCAGCTCCACCTATATTTACCGATCCGCCACTATTAACGTTTATATTATTTGCTGATACCGATCCGCCCACGTTCATATAATTCGACACATTGATATTACCAACAGCATCTTCGCTTATAAAGCGTGAAACGTCTTGTAATTTTAAATTTACATTACCTACCCTGCCGTTAACACTGGTGACACGATTAGACTGATTTAATGCCTGCCATACAGCGCCATTGCTTATAATCCAATCACCTGCAAATACGCTATCTCCCTGAAAAACAGTTTTCAAATTGCTTACAATGTAATAATTACCCTTATTGCCGGGTGCTACAGATGGTAATGTAGGTGTATTGGTAACTACATTATATGAACCCCTATAATTCACCGAGCCAATTAGCGCGTCATTAATTTGGCTTAACGGTATTTTACCGCTACCATCTAATGAAGCGTAACCGTTGGCAAAACCTTTTTCAGAACGCAATTGATATAAGGGCCAATTAGCCGCTAAAAGGCTGTCGATATAGCGTTTAGAACCAATTACTCTAAATTTATAACCTGCATTTCCTGAATATATAAATCCAGTAGCCTTGTCAAGATAGAGCTGATTTCCATAAGGTACTGCTGTTCCTGGCAAGCTTGGAACTGTTTGTGAAAGTCCCGCCAAACTCATCAGCGAGAGTAAAATAATTAATAGTTGCTTTTTCATTTTATATAAAGGTTAATTCTCCGGGAAAGACTTCTGTTAATGTTACTGTGTTAATGTTTGCCCCTGTTTTTGTGTAACTCCAATTCGGCTTGTAAGGCGACATTATGCCACCGCCAGCATCGAAAACCCCGACTACATCAAAAATGTGATTGCCGAATGTTTGGGCGTATGTTTTGACGCTACCAGGCACTAGGTCGGTTTGCCATTGGAGCGTTAAATTACCTTCTGTGGGTATAGGTGTTTTTTCCCCACCAACAGGATTGAAATTACCGCCTTGTTTAATCACAACTTTTCCACCGTAAACACCTATAGCATTTTCGTCCTGATCCTCTTCGTTGCCTACCGAAATAACAGGCAAAATAAAGCTATTCGTTACCTGCAAATTTTGATCTTGCGCCAGCGTTCCGTCGGCTGTAAATCGTTTAAAAATTTTGTTCCACATAGTTAAATCCCCACAAATCTTATATAATGAACTATCCTAAAAGGGTTCATTCCGTTAATGTCTTCATCATTACCAATAGTTTCAGTTTGGCGCTCAATTAATGGTCCGTCGGGATGGTTGTCTTTATTGCCAGTGGCACTGCCATTGCCAGCAGGCGCCAAATATTTAAAAGAGAACTTTGGCAATTGGCCAATGGTAAGTTTATACAGTCTTTTACCTCCACTTAAACCAACCGTTTTAAATTCGTCTATAGAAGTATCCAGCCCAACCAATGTTCTTCCTCGAGCTTCTACAACTTCTTCCCAGCCAATAGGAATTTCGTTAAAAGGGCGAAAGAATGGTATAGCACCACCATTAGCCCCAGTTACAGTAGGTATAAATGGAGCTAAAATCATTTCAAATAATTCAAGTTTTTCTATAAGAGTGGCAAAATCTGCATTTGTTGATGGGGTTTGCGGAATGCCATCGGGGTAAAGGGTAATAAATTCGCCATCTTTCAAAAGAAAATTCTTAATTGTAACCTTTCCATTCAAACTATCGTATTCAATTTCACCATCTCGAAATGCAGAGTTATTGAGTTGCGTTGTATTAACCGGGTAATCTGTTTTTCCCAATAATCGTAAATCGGTAATAACTGTATTAAATTTACCCGCTGGCGATTCGGTTTGAGTTAGAATTTCATCAGTATTACGGACTTTAAAAGGGCTACCCAAATAAACATCTGAACCACCACCGCCACCACCTGTACCAAAAGGTAAATCAGATACTTTACAGCTTTTTAATTCTCCTGTAGTATGATCGCCAATAAATAGCAGATCATCGGCAACTGCCGACCTATCCAAAGGTTCTAATTGTGGCAGTTTTACGGTTACATGTTCTCCCATTTTCTTAAGCGTTTACTATTTTAGTTAAATAATTTTCTTTTACAGTGTCGGCTAAATCAATAGCGTACGCCGATTCATCTCTAAGGCTTCGGGTAAACTTTATTACTCGAACTGTTTTATTAATGTTTACTGATGGCTCATTGACGGTTAACAGGCTACCCAATACAACTTTTTTACCTGTATTTCTAAAGTTTATCGGGTCACATACAACCGAAAGCACTATTGGTGCATAGCCCGCTTTTTCATCCAAAAGCTTTTGCACGGCTTGCGTTAATTCAGCTTCAGCATTTGTGATGTATTTGTTGGGCATCAAAATATCTGTAATTACATATTTATCGCCAATGGCTGGTGTTAACAATACTGATGGAATATCCACCGTTTGTTCGTCAGTATTTTTTTTGATCGTAAACGTTTTGGTTGCATTATTGTAATTTTCAACCTCGAACGTATCACCCGCAAGCTGGCCAGTATTGAAAGTTACTTTAGCTGTCACGCCCGGCATAAGCTGTGTAGTAACATTAAAATCTAAATCAGCATCAGTGAAAATGAAAGGAGATGTGACCGCCGATACAATACCTTCACGCCTTGGAAAAATATCATCGAATACCTTTCTGATTTCAATAATGCCAAACACAGAGGTATTTTTTTCTAAATACAAACCATTTGGCATTCTTAGGCGTTTTGCGCCTAACCTGTAATTGTTCCCGATATTTCTATCACTACCAAACCCATAGATGCGGGTAATAGGGTTTGCGTTGGTTTGTGGGGTTTTAGTAAGGCTATATAAACCATTGCCTTTTCCATAACCAATTACAATACCTGTATTTACTTGCTTTTTATAAAGACTTATTTTATTGCCATCTATTACCCACTCGGTTTCAAATTTACTGGAAAGGGTTGCTAAAACTTCTAAACAGTTATTACCACTAAAATCAATGGTTTTTTCAGTTGATTCTACTACAATACCAATCTTATAATCAAAATTTGGATAGACACGGTTTAAGTTTAAAATCAATAAATCTAAAAAGGCTTTGGCTGTTCCCGTAAAACTAAATTCACTTTCAGTAAATCGTTTGTATCTATCTAAGAACAAATAAAGCACCTTACCCAAATTTTGTGTATCGCTTTCAAAATCCAACGAATACTCATAATTACGGCCAGCAATTTTCTTAAATGTAGATGGTGTATTGAGTGTATAGTTCTTGCTAAAAACTTTTATAAAGTCTCCTGGAATAAAATCCCTAAAAACAGCAAGGGAAAAAATCAATCGAACTGCATCAATAGCCATGATTTCGCAAATCTGCTGACTTCCTTCAATGGGCTGTACAACTGCTTTTGTAGCCCCGTTTTTATCGTATATGGTTACAGTATTCATAAAGTTATGCGATTAAGTATCTATCGTTATGATCGACCAAAAACACTTTTGGTATGTTACTGTTGGGGTCGGTTTCGCCAAAAATTAAATCAAAAGAAACTACAATACGTTTACCCTCGTAACTCATTTTCGACACGTTTTGCTGATTGATATAGTAAACCGAAAAGCTTTTGTTTAAAGAACCCAAATACAGATCGTGTACACCTGTAGCAGAAATTTCAGTGAATAAGCCATTCCACAAATTCCAAAAATTAGCTTTTGCTAAATCTTCAGTATCGCCATGCGCTTCTAATACACAGCTTAATTTGAATTGCCGGGCTTCAAATCTTGGTTGCGTTAAATCAACATCCAAGCCGTTAACTTCTGGAAAGTTATGGCTAAGGCTTTCTTTTCGTTTAGGCCAGGCAAAAAAATCGTCAAGGCCACCAGCCAGCACAATTGTGCTAAACACGGTTTTAAAATCCTTATTATTTATCTTGTTAACCATCTTAGTAGAAATATTTAGCAGCTGCTCTTAAAGCTAGTGCAGTTGTATCTTTTGTATTTGTTGCAATATCTTTTAGGTATGGCAAAAAGGTATCTGAAGTGTCGGCGGTTCGCTTCGTATTTTGCTCAATTTGTTTTTGAACTTCGTAATTGGCTTTGAGTGCCGCCAACTGATCAGCGCCCGACTGTTTTAAAATTACATTGGTTTCCAATTGCGCCAACCGCTGGCCGTTTGTTGCACCAGCCAGTATATTTGCTTGGTCGGCGGTAATGCCTTTTACAGCACCGCTGTATGAATTGCTTTCGTTGGTGGGATTAAATGAAACACCCGTGATTTGTTGTAATTTTTGAGCATCTGCCAACCCATCAGCTATAATTTTATCGTATTGCGCTTTTAAAGCGGCGATTTTAGTTTGATCTAAACCAGCTTTTGAGGCTTCAGTAAAATCATCATAAAAGTTTTGAATTTGTGCAGTTAGGCTTTTAGATTTTAAAGCATTTATCATAGCCTTGCGCATGATATCTTCAAAATTTTTCGCCCCGTCGGTAGCACCATCGGTAATGGCAGAAATTATGCCATCGCTTAAACTTTCAAAAGATGTACCTGTTAAAGTTTCTTTAATAGCATTAGCCGCCTCGTTGGCTTTCTCCTTTAAATCAATTAAACTTTGTGCAAGCCTTGCGGTATTTTCATCTAATTTGCCTTCGTCTAAAAGCTTTTGTAAAGTGGCCAAATCAGCTGTGGCAACCTGTGAAATTTGCCCTTTATCAACCAAGCCATTAAACATGCTACGTTCAAAACCGCTTTTTTCCAATGTGCCATCGTTGAATTTTTTTAGAATATCATCGATTTTTTGTACACCAGTAAGCTTGTACATGCCAATAATTTTGGAACTATTGGCAACTGCCGCTTCGCCAATTGCCCTTAGAGCTTCCTCGTATTTAGTTAGCTTTTCAGTTCCGTAAACCTTGTTGATCAATGCCAATTGGCGATCTAGAGCCTTAATTACCGCTTCATCTTTTTTGGCCTGCAAATCATTCGCATACTTCGCTTGTTCAGCTTGCGCCCTTCCAGCGCTCGAAAATATATCGCCTAACGCTTTGCCGATGCTCATGAAAGTACTGAACATACCTAGCCCACCAGAAATTTGACCTAAAACATCATCTTTTTTTATAGCTTTAAAATCCGTTATCTGCTGTTTTAACTGGCCAACATTTCCGATTACCCCACCGAGCGTGGTTAATGTTTTCCCAAAACCGCCATCAATGCTACCAACTAAACCAGCAATGTTTTGCAGTTCGCTACCTAAAGTTTTTAAACGTGCTGGTAGTCTTGATTCTAACGCTACACTTGTATCGGTAAGCTTTTCTTTTATTTGTTTTGCTAACTCTGGACTAATTTTGCCCGAAGCCTGCAATGCTTGTAACATGGCATTGGCATCGGCAATCACTTTTTTAGACGCCTTATCACTTAGCCTGTCAATGCCGTTAAATAGCGCTTTAAAAGCCGTTAATTTTTGGGTGTTTTCATCGTCCAGTTTATTAAGTGCTTCTTTATGGATTCTATCCAAAACGATTACAGCACCCGTATTGCCATTTTGAACCAACTTAGCCCGGTTAGCTTCATAAGCTTCAACCATCGCCCTGCGGGTTTGTTCATAGTTTAATAAGCCCTTTAACAACTCATCGTACTTCCTTTTTTCGGCTAAGATTTCTTCGTTAATAGCTTTGTCCAAAAAAGCTAAATATTCTTTTTGTGCACCATTCATTTTAGTGGGGTCGGTATTCAACAATTCACCACGCACAGCTTCCAATCTTTGCATGTAGGTTTTGTCGGTATCTAGCTGACCTTTAAAACGTTCATCCGCTTTTTTCTTCCCAAATGCTACTTTGAAATTTTCATATTCTTCATAAATCTTTTTTTCTTCGGCATAAGAAATTTTTAGACGCTCGGTGTTTTGTCTATAAACCAAATCAGCAATTGCCAAATCACGGGTTTTATCTAAGCCCGAACCATCAACTTTATATTTGTTTTTTGGGTTAGCATTAAATGCTTGTATTTCTTTTGATAATTTAAAAAATTTATCTCTTACGGCCTGTGTTTCAGCTTCATCTTTAGTTTGTGACTTGCGGGCATACTCTTTATTCAAATCATCAATGCGTTGTTGTAGTGCTTTTTGTTGTTTTATCAAACTGTCATCCGATCCCCCTTTTTTATCATCATACTTACCATCAAAGAAATCAAATCCCATTTTTTTGGCTAATTCCGCTGCTTGCTTCTGCATCTTATCAAATATTTTCTTTCTTGATTCTGTAAGATCATCTGCAACTTTAGCTTCACGTTCTGTAGCTATTTTAAGTAGCCTTTTTGTATTTCCATCATCTTGTGTAAATGCAGCTTCTAAACGCTCCCAAAATGTAAGATTTTCAAAGCCTTTTACACTGCCTTTTAAATTAGGGGCGGATAATGTTTGTCGGCCGTTTTCTCTAATTTGCTCAGCCTTATAAGCTTCTTTGGCCGCATCCTCTAAAGCCAGTTGAGCGGCAGCCTTTAATAACGTTATTTTGATGTAGGCATCTCCATTTCTTTGAAGTGCTTTTTCGGCTTCTATAAGATTTTTAACATATCCCGTAGTCGACCCTAAAGTCTCGTTATATTGGTTTACAACCTCTTTTTTATCCAACAAGCCCTTTTTTGCAAGGTCTATGTTAGCTTTTAATTCGGCTACATTTTTAACGGCGCTAGCATAATCAGTGCTGGCCAAAGCTCTTCCGTACGTTTCCTGCTCAAGCCTAAGCTGGGTAAGTTTGGCTTTAAACAAATCTAAAGAGATTAAAAATTTCATTACCGGTTCTGTAGCAAAAGCTAGCAGCCCCGCTACACCTACACCAGGTAAGATATAAGCAAGCTGGCGCAAACTGCTCCAAGCTTTACCTATAACATTTGTGCTTTTTGCCACAGCATTGCCGAGTGCATCAAACCCATCTTTACCAATATTTTTAACCCTTCCAATTTCTAATTGGGTTTCTTGAAGTTTTTTATTGTATTTAGCAATTATTTCGGGGTTATTTGATGATGCAGACATCGCCTCGTATTGCTTTGAAATATATTGAAGTTTTTCAAGCTTACCTGTCAGCCTATACTCTACGCCCCATTCGTTAAAACCCGATTTGCCTGCGTTATTCATCTGTTTAAGACGTGCAGCAGTCTGCTCTAATTTAGCATTGTATTTAGCAATAAGTTCGGGATTTAATGCCTCTCTAGATGCCTGAGCATAAAGTTTCATCAAATATTCCATCCGCTCTATTTGCCCTTTCGGTTTCTCAAAGTTGGGTATAGACCGACCCATGTCATCGAACCCATCTTTGCCTACATTTGTCAGCCGTTTTATTTCAGCTTCAAATGCCTGAATTTGCTGATTAGCAATTTTAATACTTCTTATACCGGTTGCCTTACTGGCATTTTCTTGATATTCAGCAAGCTTTTGTTTAAGCCTTTCAATTATGCCGATTTGTTCTTTTTGGGCGTTCTTAACCTTTTCGGTACTGTCTTTAAGTTTTTCGTTAGCCGATTTGCCGGTATTGCCAATATCGCCAACACCATCCTTTATGCGCTTAGCTTCTGCCAACGCTTCGGGGCTGTTAAACACAAAATCAATACCTAAATCTAAATCGCTCATTTTAAACCCATTTTTTTAGCGAGTTCATCGCCCGTAACTTCTACAACTTGTTTGCTTTTTTTACTCATGCCTGGGGCATCGGCTAACATCATCCGTATATTAATCCACGGAATACCCCACATGATGTAATCGTAACTCCAGCCTGTTTTTTCGGCTATCATATACGTTACACCCCAAAGGCTATGTAGGCCGGTAGCCTTTAACTCCTCTGTGTCTCCGGACTCAGATTCGGCGCAGTCATCTTCAGATGCGCTGTTAATCTGATAGTAGTCATGAAATCCTCAATGCCATTGGCAATGGTTACATTCATGATATTTAAAAGTGTTTTTTCTGCAACGCCATTAATTAACCAAGTGGCCAAAAGGCGGGCAAAAAGCCAACTTGCTAAACGGCCACGTAAAATATACACGGCAACAGCTCTAGCAATCAGCTTTGAATTTCTTTGTCTTACCCTTAATGCTTCGGTCATGTTATCCGCATGGATTCCGTTTTTTTGGGCTTTTAGATATAATATCCCAGCACGTATGTTCGTGCCTTGATATGGGTTCTTAATGGTTAGGCTGATTGTCTTTTTGCCGAAAACCCGCAAAAACATAGGTGCTTTAACCGAAAGTTTAACACCTATGTCCAATAATGTTTCAGCCGCCTTTAATTCGATGCTGATGTTTTCCATTACGCTGATGGTTGTTTACCGTACATAAATGGTGATACGCCATCTTTGGTAGGTGTTAAAACCCTTGCTTTACAGCGCACAACGTTTACGTCGTTTGTGGTAAAAACACCAACTAATGAAGCGGTAATTTTAACGCGTGGGTATAACCAGTCTTCTTCCTGCGTATCGGTAAGTTTCAGCGTTTTTTCAACGTTAACGACTTCACGCGGTTCGTGGTAAATTTCTTCGCCCGGATCACCCGTGATACTACCGCCCGTTAAATCAGCAATTACTTCTTTATCAAATGTCAGCAAATCCCAAGCGATTTCCTTAACGCCCAATTTTGAAATGGTAATAGCTGGCGCACCGCTTACGCCCTCTTCAAAAATATCGGTTTCGGTAGGTTCGGTAGGGGTAACTTTTACGGTGTTTTCCCTTGATTTTCCGGGCGATGTTAAAACAAGACCGGGGCCGCCATCTACAGCAATAGCACCAAGCTTTAGGCCGTTTATTTTCAAGCCATAACTAAATTGATTTGACATGTTTTTAAATTTTAAAGGGTTTTAAAATGATTTTAAAACAGCTTTAAACCGAAGCCTAAAGCTGTTTTTGATTAATTAGGTTTGCGCCTGTTAATTAGGCTTTGTTTTTTTCGGCTTCAGTTATTTCAGCTAATATCAAAGCTTCTTTTTCGGCTATTTGCTCTTTCAACTTTGCAACGCCCGCCATGTGGTTAGGCTTTTTGTCAAAAAGTTCTATATATGTTTTAACCAATTCGGCTTTTTTTTCTTCAGCCGATAATTCGGGGGTTTTAGTTCCTTCAGTACCTTCTCCAGTCCCTGTACCTTCGTCAGTTCCTGTTCCTTTAGTACCTTCGCCATCAGTAGTTGCACCGTCAGTTCCAGCTTCGCCAGTGATTGCAACAACTTTAGTTGAAGTGGTTTTTTTAGCTTTGATTTCCTCAAATTTTTCAGCTAAACCAATCAACGCCCGGCTAACCGTTTCGATACCGTCTTTATCCCAGCCTTCAGCATAATGCAAGGCACGGAACATGTTGCCATCTTTAGTGAAGTAAACTTTATCTACTCCAGCTTCTTTTTCAAAGAGTTCTTTTGCTCTTTCTAAATTTTCTTTTTTCATGGTTAAATACTTTTATCCTTTAAGGCTTGAATAATTTTTACCGCATCAGCCCAATCTAATTTGCCATCGGCGGTAATATCAATGGCTAGGGCTACTGCAATTTTTAAGCGTTCGCCATTTTTATCGGCGGTATCTAAGCTTTGCAGGATTTCAGAAACTCGAATAATAATTTCTTGCGGATCAGTTAGATCAGCAACTGAAGCGAATAATTTAAACCGCTTTAAAAAGCTTGGTAAATAGCCACGTAACCAAACCAAAGCTTTATCATCTACAGCCGTTGGCGTTAGCGTTGTAATAATGTCAACCGCTGGGTTATCAATAGCCACATACAGCGCATCAACAACGGCAACCGCCAATTTTAAAGCTTGCTTATAATGACTACTCAATCCCGAAAACAAGCTTTTAATGCTTTCGATAAGTCTTTTTATAAAATTTTTCATATTGATTTATTTTACTTCAAATGGATAGATATAGCCGATAATGTTTAAGCCATCAGCTTTAAATGCTCTACTAACTGTTCTTAGCTTTTTCGCTACGCAATTGCCTTCACGGCTTCCGGTGGCATTAGTATTCCCCTCTACGTTTTTGATAGTATTCGGGGTTAAATCAGCTTCGATTACAATACCCATGTGGCCACGGTCTGTTTTTCCAAACTGGTAAACTGCAATTGCTCCAACTTTAGGGATTGAACCCGTGGCAAACGTGCCATTCTCCTTAACCCTACGGTAAGTATCTAAAGCACCGCCAGTAAAGCAGTTTTTAATTATGGCCACAAAACCAGCATTATCGGCGTAAGCCTGTAAATAAACCAGCTTTACAAAAAACGCACACCACGGAGCGCCCAAATAAAAGCCTACGGCTATCATTAATTTTTGGAATGATGCATTCCAAAAGCCCTGGTTGTTCGGCTTTTCAATTATGCCCACAAAGCCCGTGGCTATTTCAACTATTTTTGATGCTCTGCTCATGATAAGAGGTTATTAAGTTTTTCCTGTATTTTGCTAATCCAATGGGTTTTGTCTTTACCGCTGATCACGGCCAAGTTTTCGAGTACTGAAATGATATTTTCAAGTACGATTTGAGCGACTAAAAAGAGGTGCAACCAATCGAAAATAACAGCAGCAGCCGTTTTATCGTGCGCCCTAAAGCTGGTGGCAAACACATAAGGCAAAGCGATAAGCACCAAGTAATAAAATACCTTAAAACTAAATCGGCTTAGCTTCATGCTACTGATTGCTTCCTTGCGGATGTGCGCAGCAATTAACCCGCTACTTAATTCAGCAAAAAAAACAATGATCAATAAGGCAAAAGCATAAGCATCTAAACCAAATACACGATCAATAAAAGGGAAGCAAACACTTATCATAGCACTGGCGATTGTTAATCTGTATTTAGATGTAGGCAATAAGCTTTGGCCAAATTCAAACCAGCTATGGTAATCGAATGTTGCAAGCAATTTGTTTAGGTATTTCATTGGTGTAATTTTAGAGGTTAAGCGGGTGGCACGTAGCCTCCCCGCTATAGTTTAACCTTTATGAATTAAGCGCCTGTGGCTTGTGATAACTGGATAATACCTTTGCTATCGCTTCTACGGACACGACCCCCAGCACGTAACAATGTGCTGTAAATGTCTCCGTAGTACTGTGGATCATTGATGTTATCGAAAAACTTCACTTCGCCTACTGCTGATGCTAAAGAATCTTTTTGCCAAATAAGCGTAACCTCTTTATCAGTGGTAGCGCTAACCGCTCCAACAGGTTTTACAGCTGCAGTATTATCTACTACTGCTACCGAGCTGCGCTCTAAAAATGTGAAGCCAAACAATTTCCCAATCACGCCTTCTTTAGCATCCAAATAAGATGAAAAGTCTTTATACTGGGTATCGCTCATGCTTTGGATTAAGTGATCCAACATGTTTGCCGATGGCATTACGAAACGGTTTGCTTTTGGCACACCATCATTATTAAATTTGGTCATTGCGATACGCAAATCAGCAGAAGTAAATAATTTAACATTACCAGTTGCACCCGGTGCAGTTGCTCCAGCTGATGCGCCAGTAGTTGCCAACTTAGCACCGCCTGCCAAACCTGTTAACCATTTTACGATCATATCTTCAGCAACCGCTTCATTTACTGCCGATGCATGATCGCCCAAAACACTATCGATTTTATTATATGACGACTCATATTTTTCAGCATCCTGAATATGCGTTGGAGTTGTGGTGTAAGGCTCTAAAATGTAACTAACATCAGTATCGGCACGGCCAACAGCCACAGCAGGGAACGAATTTCGGTTTTTGATTACCTCGGGCTTTGCACCAATTTGTGGGATGTGGACAACCTTACCAGCCAAAACATATTGACTATCATCAAATGTGTTTTTCAAAAAGGCGTTATCTTTCCAAAACCGTTCAATTAGATAATTTACCCAAAGTTCCACCTCAACACCAGCTAAATGCACATTTCTATGTTTTGATTTGGTTAAAGCAACACCAGCAATTACAGCCAGTACTACGCCAACTGCAATCAAAGCTTTCGGAGCTTGCGTGTATTCGGTAATTACATTTACCGCTGGCGAAGCCATTAATAAGAAGCCAATAAAGGCGATTAAAATTTTTAAATGTTTCATTTTTGTTTTATAAAAGGTTAATACTTTGTTTAAAATTGTTTTAAAGGGGTTTTATAGGATAGATTGATTAGGCGTTTTTAGGCTCTTTGCCGAATTTATCCTTGAATATTCTCGAATATTCTGCTGAAGCATTAAGCTTCACAAAACCTAAATCGTCTGAAGCGAATAATTCGTCAAACGTTTTTGCTGTTAGCTGGGTAAGCTTATCTGTGTCAGTTTTTTTACTTTCAAGCGCCAGCTTAATTGATGGATTACCAACCTTGCCATTCAATAGAGTTTCTACACTTGCAAAATCTTTTTGCGCCAAGGCTACATAACCTGCTTTTTCATCAGCTGTAATTTTGCGGGCATCAACAGCACCCTGTACCAAGGTTTCAATTTTAGCAGCTAACGTAACAGCTTTTTCAGCTTCTACATCAGCTTTAAGTTTTACAACTTCATCATTAAGCGTAGATTTTTCACGGGTTAAGCTTTCGATTTCAGTTTTTTGAGTTTGAGCCAATTGCACCACTTCGGCAATTTTAGCTTCATACACAGCAGGGGCATCGTTTGGTTTAAGCCCGAGCAATACGGCCGCCTTTTCTGCGGACAATTGGATTTTTTCCATTTCTGATATAATTAAAGGGTGTTTAATAGTGGGGATTGTGGCATTTTCGCCATCAGCAGAAAGCATAATGCGCTCTTCGGCATCATTGTAAAGCGCCACTTGTAAAGCATCATCATTACCGCCTATGTCGCATAAACTGATTTCCTGCAATACAGATTTAATAAGCGTGGCACTCCTTTGGCCTGCTAAAACATATTCAGGTTCATCGCTCCATTCTCGTGGTATTAAACCGGCTGAAGCCATGCGGATTGTACCGTTTTCGTATTTTTTATAAATCCGCATCGCGAACTTATCGGTTTCATCAAAAACAGGTAAGCCAGTAATTACGTTGCCTAATTCTTCATCAAATTCACGTTTTAACTCAATTACATTACCCAATGGCAAAATGATTGTATCAGCGCTACCAATAGCACGTATATGCATCCACAACATTGAAGGATTCTTATTGTACTGTGTTAACTCTATACCATCAGTAAGTACACGAAAACCATAAAAGTTAATTCGTTCGCTGGTTACTACAACACGTTTACTGGCTCGTTTCATTTAGGCGTTTTTTGCTTTTGTTGCCACAAACGTAACCCGCCAAAAACGCCTAAAAAAATGGGTTATTTATATCATAGCAATGGTTTTATGTTATCATCGCAATAATTGCTATGATAGAAATAGTCGGTTTTTTTAGCCTGTATATAGCGTGCATTTTTGGGATGTTATGGCAAAAAAAAGGCTTACAAAAGAGGAATTAGAAAGGCTAAAAGAACATGCAAAAGTTCTTTACTTGCATGAGAACATTACCAACCAAAAAGATTTAGCAAAACGTGTTGGCGTAAGCGAAAACACAATTAGCAAATGGGTTATTGAGGGTAAATGGGCTAATCTTAAAAAGAATTTTCTTTTAACCCGTGAAGAACGCATGAGCGATCTATTGGATGAATTAACAGAAATTCAAACAGCGATCAAAGGTCAAACCGACGGCAAAAGATTTGCAGATCATAAGTTGGCTTTAGTTCGCCGTATGCTGGTTAATGATATTAAAGCTTTAGAGGTTACCGCCAGCAAACCCGAAATTATTGCTTCGTGCATGGACTTAATAAAATTCGTTCGCCCCGAAAATGCTGAAGAAGCCAAAATCATAACTAAGTGGGCTGATATTTTCATTAAAACATTATTGCGATGATTTTAAGTACTGCTGAAAAACATGCTTTATTTGATTGGGATAAGTTTGTTGAAGATGGAAATAGGGATCATCCTGTTTTGGTTCATGCCAGTGAATTAGAAAAACGAAAATGGCTTGAAAAACTTGAAGCTGATGATGAAGCTTGGTTTAAATATATTTTCGCAAACTTTTACACAGCCGAACCCGCTGAATTTCAAAAATCAGCAACCCGAAGAATAATGAACAACCCCGAATGGTTTGAAGCTGTTGTTTGGGCAAGGGAATTATCAAAAACAGGACGGGCTATGATGATGGCTATAAAGCTATCTGTAACGGGAAAAAAGCGTAATTGGTTTTTAGCTTCTAATAGTTATGATAATGCCGTTAGGCTTTTACGGCCTTTTAAAGCAGTTTTAGAAAACAATGCCCGTTTAATTGATGCTTATGGCATACAAAAAAGCTACGGTAGTTGGACTGATGGCGAATTTATAACAACTCAAAAAGTTGCTTGGAGAGCGATCGGCGCAGGCCAAAGCCCCAGAGGTAGCCGTAATGATGAAGTTCGCCCGGATGGAATTATTGTTGATGATTTTGATACTGACGAGGATTGCCGTAACCCCGATACCGTTAAGCAAAAATATGATTGGTTTGAAAAAGCTTTAATTCCTACACGATCAATATCTACGCCTTTATTAATCATTTGGAATGGGAATATTATAGCAGAAGATTGTTGCACCGTCAGAGCGATTAAAGCATGTGACTATTGCAAAATCGTTAATGTTCGAGATAAAAACGGAAAATCGACATGGCCACAAAAAAATACCGAAGAAATGATAGATATAGCTTTAAGGAATTTAAGCTATAAAGCCATTCAAGGTGAATATTACAACAACCCAATCACTGAAGGCCGTGTGTTTAAAAGCCTACGTTACGGTAAAATCCGCAAGCTAAGAGATTATCAATATTTAGTTACTTATACCGACCCCAGCTATAAAAGGAAAGGAGATTTTAAAGCAACTGTTTTGGTCGGCCGTTGGAAAAACGAATACCATGTAATTAAAATTTATTGCGATCAAACCAGCACCAGCCAAATGCTGGATTGGAACTACGAAATATTAAAGTTTGTTAATGGCGAAGTTCCAGTGTACTTCTATATCGAATGGCCTTGGATTGATGATATGTTAAGGCTTGAATTAACACAGGCAAATATTAGGCATGGCGTTACGCTCAATCCAAAAGCTGATGACAGGGATAAGCCCGACAAATACCACCGTATAGAAAGCACTTTAGAGCCATTAAACAGAAATGGCGAATTGATTTTTAATGAAGCCGAAAAAGAAACCCAGCACATGAAAAACATGGAGGGACAATTTTTAGCGCTTAGCCCTACAAGCCGTGCGCATGATGATGGACCTGATGCCGTTGAGGGTGCAGTTTGGGTGGTAAATAATAAAGCTTCAAATAACATTGGCAAAGTTCAAACAATAGCATCAACCCGCAGGGGTTCTAAACGAATAGGATAATGAGTTTTATAACTAAAGAAGATTTCACTTCGCACATCTACGAAGATACCATAGATGCAATCAGTAACGATGATGATGCAAAATTAGACACTGCTATTAAGTCGGCTATCCAGCAGGCCAAAGGCTATTTAAGCCGGTTTGATATTGAGGCAATTTTTGCAAGCGAGGGCGAAGAAAAAGACAACTTTGCCGATCTAATAAATTACATAAAAGATATTGCCAAATGGCGTTTTATTGCCGTATGCAATTTGCAGATTGACATCAAGCTGGCAGAGAGTTGCTACCTATCAGCGGTTTCCGAACTGGGAAAAATTCAAGCGGGTAAAGTTGTGCCTTACGGCTGGCCATTTAAAGAAGAAGAAACCGACACCGGGGCGTTTACTATAGCCAGCCGGCCAAAAAGAGGTAATTATTTTTAATTTTTCAACGCAATGACTAAGAGACAAAAAGAAATAGGCTTTAAAATGCGCAATAACAAAACTGCTGAAAGCACACAAACGCCTGTAATTGTTCAGCAACTTACCGTTAGGCCGTACAACCGCCAAAGTCAAGATTTAACCAACTGGCGTAACGCAACTAAGGCAGCCGAAAGCTTGGTGCCTCGCAGGGTTACGCTTTATGATTTATACCATGACATTGAAACAACAGATGCGCAGGTAATTGCCGTGTGGGGAAAGCGTGTTGATGCTGTAACAAGTGCCGACTGGCAGTTTACCGATAAAGACGGCAATCCTGTTGACGAAATAAACCAGCTTATTGATTGTATCGGTTTTGAGAATTTGTTAACAACCGTAATGAAAAGTAAATCATGGGGCTACAGCATGTGCGAGCCTACATTTTTCATTAATGACAATGGACAAAATGAATTTTCGCTATATAATGTGCCACCAAAGCACATGCGCCCAGAAAGTGGCATAATCGCTTATGAACAAAGTGCCGATCAGGGCATAAACATTCGTGAAGGCATCTATGCTAAAACCATTATGGAGTTTGGCGAAACAAAAGATTTAGGTCTTTTACTTTCGGCCTGTATGTACGCCATTTTAAAACGTGGCGACATTAGCGATTGGGCAGAATTTATAGAGATATTCGGGCGCGGTATTATTGATGCCACATGGGATGGTTTTGATGAAAGCCAGCGTATAGCATTGGCCAAAACATTTGAAGAAATGGGGGGCGGTGGCGTAATCATCCGGCCGGATGGCACCAATGTAGAAATACACCAAAATACGGGCAATGCCAGTGGTCAGCTTCAAGAAAGTTTTGCCACCAAAATGGACGGCTACATCAGCAAAGCTCTATTAGGCACAACAGAAACCACCGAAAGCAGCAAAAGCAGTGGCTACGCGCAGGCAGAAATACACCAAAACTCCGACAACAAAAAACATGAAAACGATGTAACATTTGTTAGGCGCTGTTTAAACAGCCGTTTCATTAAGGTTTTAAAGGCCGCAGGTTTTGACACTAAAGGTGGCACATTTGTTTTAAAAAGCAAAAGTGAGCTTTCTTTAAAAGAAGAATTTGATATACACCTCAAAATGGCAAAAGAGCTGAATATTCCCTTTGACGATGATTTCTTTTACGAAAAATACGGGATGCCAAGGCCAAAAAACTATGATGCGCTAAAAAAAGCCACTGAAGATAAAAAGAACGCAGTTTTAGAAGAAAAAAAGAGTAAAGAAATTGAAGATACCCCCCCGCCTTCAAAAGACAAAAAGGCAAAAAAGGCATCAAAAAAGAAAGAAGAATTAACCTTTTTAAATAAAATTTTACGGCTTTTTCGCTCCGCCCCGGTAGCGATAACCGGGGCGACACCAATATGCTGTGGAATTCGCCACACGAACATTAACCTTTCGGCTTTTGTTGCCGAAAAGGTTTTTGATACGTTAAGCGATGGCTTGATTAAAAGGGCATACGAAGCCAAAGGCGAAATGCTTTTTGATGCTGATTTATTTAGCTATACCGCCAAAACCTTAAATAGTGGTTTTATTGATGGCTGGCGTAAAGAACCTGTAAAACTTGCTGATTTAGGTTTTACCTACGGCGTTGATGATCCTGCCATACTTACCGCTTACGAAATGAACTTGTTTCGTTTTGCTGGGGTAAAAACACTCTATGAAGCTCAACAGCTAAATGAGCTGTTCCGCAAATGCAAAAGCTTTAAAGAGTTTTACGATACGGCCAGCGCCATGTTGAAAGTGCATAACCGTACATGGCTCGAAACGGAATACAATACCGCCATTGCAGCAGGCGAAAGCGCTGCCACTTATGCACGGTTAATGAAGCAAACGGATTTATTCCCATACTGGGAATATAAAACCATTGGAGATGAAAAAGTAAGATTTTCACACCAGCTTTTGGATGGCATTATTTTGCCGTGGAATCATCCAGCGTGGCAATACATTTTACCACCTAACGATTGGAATTGCAGATGCTACATTGTACCACGTACAAAAGGAGAAGTAACGGCAGCGCAATTGGCTAATAGCGAAGAAAAAGTAAAGGCATATTTAGAAAGCGAAACTTTTAAAAAAGAAGCTAAAAGCGGATGGGGCATTAACCGTGCAGATAAGGCGCAAGTATTTACCGAAAACCAGCATTACACAAGCAACTATTTGGATGCCGTAAAAAAACTGGATGAATTAAACCCGAAAGAATTTGGGCTGAAAGATTTAGAAGCTGTTAAGGAAAGCAAAACCGAACCGTTTAAACCAAAATTTGCCGATAATGAAAAAGCTGAAGCTATTGCTGATTTTTTCAGTCAAACAGAAAAAGCAACCGCAAGAAAGTACATTTTGAACGATTTGAGCAATAGACCTGTAGTAATCACAAAATCTACCGTTAGTAGCCACACAAGCGATAAGGTAGAAAAGTATTTAAACAGACATGTTTATTTAGATGAACTGAAGGATATTTTAAAAAGCCCGGATGAAGTTTGGTTAAACGCTTATAAAGAAAAAAGCCTTAATAATTACACCTACATCAAATATTATAAGGATAGGGCAATAGCAGTTGTAGCAAGGTTAAAAGATGATTTAAGCTTAGAAATTGAAACGTGGTACGAAATTACTACTGATGAGTTACGGCACGGCTTACTGATCGCAAACAAATGAGCCGAATAGCAAAACTATTCGGCTCATGTAAGGACTTGAAATAATTGAACCCGATTAAATCGGCAGTAATACTGATACCGCAATCCTTAACGGCACTGTAACTAAAACAACCATTTCAACACAAAATTAGCAATTAAAATGCCAAAAGCAAATGAAAGACTTTGACAGTAAGTTAACTACATTTTTTAATCAGCTTGATGATCGGATGAAAAACTATTTTCCGAACATGGTAGCTGAAACGGCTGTAGAGGTTTTTAAAGAAAGCTTCAAAATTAAAAGCTGGGATGGTACACCGTGGCCAGCTTATGGAAACCCACGCCGTGAGCCAAAAAAAGGAAGTTTGATGATGCGTTCAAATGCTTTGTTTGCATCTATTCGGCCAGTATCGGTAACACCATTGAAAGTAACCATCAATGCAGGTAATAGCCGGGTACGATATGCTCGCATCCATAATGAGGGTGGCCGAATTAGTGGCGCAAGGCGTATAAGCGCACACTACAACAATAACTATATGGGCAAAGGCAAAAGGGTGGCTATAAAGGCACATACCCGAAATGTAAACTACAATATGCCACAACGCCGGTTTATGGGCAAAAGCCAACTGGTTTTTAACGCCATAACAAACCGATTTAAAACAAGCTTTAAAACCTTTTAAAATGAAAAAATTATATTTAAAAACGCTAACGAAGTTTAGCGAAAGACCAGGAATAAAATTTGTAGATAAAGACCGTGGCCAGATAGATCATTATGAAACACGGCCAGCCGTAAAACTTCCATGCGCCCTGGTTTCAATCTCTATACCGAAGCGCAAAAATCTTGCTTCAGATGCACAGCTTTGCAACGCCGTTATTACCATTCGTTTAGCATTTGAACGTTACGGCGATACAAGCAACATAAGTAACCAACAGCGGTTAAACTTAGCATTAGCCTACTGTGATGAAGTTGAAGCGGTTGAAGTACTTTTTCAGGGCTATACAGATAACGAAATGAGCCCTTGGGAGTGTGTTAGCACAATAGAGGAACAGCGCCCCGATTTTGAAGTGGTCAAGTTTACGTTTGCAACCTGCTTTACAAAAGTAATTGTTTAAATAGAAAGCCCCGAAATATCGGGGCTTTCTATTTATAATGGGAATACTTTTTGAATATTCGATATTTCCCACTTATCATCATTCGGTATGTTACCGGGCAATTTTGTAAAATGAACAATATATGAATTTCCGTTGTAATCCGCCGTGTAATTATAGATTGTTCTACCAGCTAAATTATTTTCTCCAGCTTCTAACAACCCGTTAAATGATAATCTTTCAATTTGATTTTTTTCGTCATGAGTTAATTTACTCCACAATATATCAGAAATTTCTTGCGCAACAACATTCCATAATAATCCAACCATAGGGGTATCTTTTAAATTACTACCCCTTTCGGTAACGACACTTACTACACCATCAAAAAAGGTTAAGGTTATAAATGATATATCCCATTTTTCAGCATAGTTCAATTCAAAATTAAACTTCACAATAATGGGTTGATCATCTTGAATGAGTTCGTAATAAAAATTTACTTTTTTACCGTTCGGTAGGGTTAAAACTTTGTTAAATTCCATAATTACATTAATTTATAATGTAAAGATATGTATAAAGTTTAATTCCAATTGAAGTGCGGGTAACGTTTGCTTAACTGCTTACGGCTGGGAGCATTTTGTTTGATGTCTTTTAAAAGCGAATCATTTTCGGTAAGCTGGCGTATAATAGTTGTGCCAGCTATAAAAAATTCCTTTTCCATATCAGCTATGGCATCATCAAAACGTTTGCGTAAAATATGGTAGTAAAAGTAAAAACGGTAAGCCATGCAGGCATCACGATCAAGGGTGTAGATGTTTCTTTTGCCTTTGCGTGAGGCATCAGGTTCAAATGCAGGCGGGAAGATAGATGTAATGGTTTGAGCGCCTCTGATCATAATTTGCTTGGTACACAAAAATACCATCAAATATTAGTGTTTTGCAAATTGGGTTTTGAACATAAAAAAAGCCCTTATTAAAAGGGCTTAAAAATTATTCTTGGTTTATTTTTCGGGGTTCTTCAATAAATTTACCCTGCCTGTCCGTTAATATAACGTATTCTCCCAAAACCTTATTTCCATAACTATTATTAGCATAACAGTCTAAATAAACGCGATAGCAGATCAATTTATTTAGTTCAGCAACTGGCAGTTTCTGCAAGCTTTGAGTTAATGTGTTTTTATCTTCAATAGCTTTGTTGTAAGCTGCCAACGCCGTATTAGCTTCATTTTCTTTGTATTTTAAATATCTAAGAGAATTTTTAACTGCCGCAGTGGATGTATCTGCTTTTGCATATAAGCGTTCATGCGCTTCTTTAGTGTTGTAGTACTCCCTCAATTTGCTTTTGTAATCACTAACAAAAGAAGACGTATCAAGCGTTGCTATGTTATTGGTAATACTAATTAAAAGTTCGTTGATGCGTTCTTTGTTCGTAACTGGATAAGCACCGATCTTCAATAACTGATAACTGTATTTATCTTTAAAATTAAGAGGCACATAAACCGCTTTAAAATAGTTTTGCACTTTAATTTTCACAATATCGACCTCACTTTGCGTTTTTTTCTTTTGCGCCATTAAACCAAATGGCAATAGGGTTAAGAGTATTAAAAGCTTTTTCATCATGTGAAGTTATAATATTTTAAACACGATTTAAATATTTTCCGTACATACTTTCAAATTGCGTTACCAGCGCTGGTAATTCAGTTTCGGTATAAGCATTAAACGGCTTATGTAACGTACCATATTTAACGCACCAGCCATTTACCTTTTCCATATTGATTTTACCGCCGTAAAGCTTCCAGCCCTGCTCATGCGCCATGCTTAAAAGCTTGCGTTGCATCTTTTCTTTGGGTGTAGGCTCTTTGCCGTCATCATCTAAATGCTTTATCAGCAACCAAGCTTCGTGGCCGTACATTTTGCTTACGCTATCGGTACGGCCATCAGTAAAGCTATAGGCCAGTTCTTTACTAAACGGCAACAATTTCATTTTGCTCATTAAGGTTTTAACCTTTATTAATTGCGGGGTTGTGATATTTTCCATACTATAATTTAAAATCTGATTTAATTCGCTCTCCTACTTCGCTTACTGCCACTTTTGCGTATTCTTTAGCTATATCTTCCATTATGCCTGGCGTTCTTGCGTCGTAAGCTCTAATTGCTTGGGTTACAAAATCCCTCATATCTTTATATCCATAGGCGTTAAGCACTTCGTCTCTCACTTTCTCTAATGGTTTCATATTCAAAGTTATTGATTGAGGTTATTAGATTTTTACGGTTTACCGTAGGAATGCAATGTAAATTCAACATCATACCCCAATTCAACAGCAAGCCTGTGGCTTTCAAACTTTCCATAAGTAGCAATTGCATTATGAAAACCGTACAAGGAATTAAATGCTTCTATTGTCAATTCTTTAAACGGTAAAGTAAACCCCTCACCAAATATTTTATCAAAATCTTTGCTTTCCATTTCTACTAAAGGCTTTAACTCTTTATGTGTTGGCAATACTTGATGTTCTAATGCGTAAATCCTTTTTCTGAATTTACAATATGCCTTAAAGGCTTCCTTTGGAGAATGATTAGATTTAAAATAATAATCAAGAACATCAAAATGTCTTGCTTCTACTATTATATTGCTGTCATCAGCAATCTTCTGAATATCATACAGATATTGACAAAATTTTGAAATCATAATATTGGTTCTTTAATAGTTTATGCATCATGTTAAGGGCTTGAATTACTTTTCCCGTTTCCAGTCAACAGCATAATATTCTTTATTTAAATAGTTTTCGGGGTGTGCTTTGCGTATTCCTGTACGCTGTAAATAGCTTTCGTAAGCTTTAATGTTGCTAATAGCCTGCATCTTTTCGGCATCGCTAAGCTTTTTATACATGGGTTCGCTACGCTTACGGTTAATCTTCATATCGTAAGCTTTCCAAAAGGTATCAAAGCTTAAATCTGCTGGTACTTCTTTTATTGAGCCTTCTATCTTTTTTTGAAGCAATGTTAGTTCAGCTTCGTTAACGGGTAAATTCCTTTTTAGCCATCCCACAACCGCTTCGTTTTCGCTTTCGTTATGGTAAAAAATCAAATTATCAGCTTCATCATACCCAAAGGTTACGTGTCCTGTAAACCTTGGGCTTGTTAAAATATACTTTTTCATGCTTCAGCGGGGGTTTTATCGGTGTTTTTACCTTTAGTTTTAGTGGTGTTTTCTGCACTTACCCCCATAGTTTCAGCGGGGGGTATATGCGTTTTTTCCTTAGTTTCAGCCATTGAAATCGCCAATTGCCCACCCTCTTTTGCTTGTTTTTTTAAAAAGAAATTGGGATTTAACTCTCTAGCCCTTTGTTCCCAAATGATATATGGCTCAAAAGAACTAAACCTACTCTTGTTCACATGGCATATATATTTATCAACTGATAAGCCTAAATGTCCATCAAACTCAATATCAATGCCTATTTGGTTTTTTGGCTCTTTTATACTTTTAGCGTGATCAATAAAAATAAAAGCCTTTTTTTTGCCATACCTAAGCTTTAGATATAAATAATCATCCCATCCCCATTTTGTATATTTAAGGCTATCTATAAAGATAAAATCGGGGCTGTTTCTTTTATCAAGCCACTCGCAAAGTTCATCCCTATAAGTAGAGTTTAGCTTTCGACTTTCATTTGGATCAGCCCAAATTACCCTACCGCTTACCTCCTCCATCTTATTTCGATTTATCGATGATTGTAAATCGCCTCCATGGCCTTGTTCATAACTAACCCAAGCTACCGTACCGAACTCGCTTAACATCTTCGCAAACCTTACACAAAACTCTGTTTTTCCGTTACCAGCTTTACCGTAGATTATGCATATAAAATGCCTTAAGATTTGGCCTAAAATCCCTTTCCATTCGTTAGGTATTTCTAAATATTTAAATCGTTTTTGTTGATATTGTACCGTTCCTAATGTTTTCATTTAAAATTTTTTGATTGGTTTTATTTGTAATAACCGTTGGTTATAGTGCTTTTTAAAATACGTTTCGGCCTTTTGCTTCGTTTCAGCTACAACTACCACACTATCGGGTAATTGTAGCTTAACGTGCCACGGCTCGTGGTAAATCAAAAAGGCTTTCATTGTTTGCTAATCATCTAGCCTAATGGTACTGCCTTTGCCAAAAGCGCCTTTGGTAACAGTACCTGTAACCGTATCGCCATTTACAGCAACGGCCTTAAATCGGGTTTGGTAATCATCTTTGCTTTCTGTCCAATAGTCGTAACCACCAACTTCAATTACTTTGTAGCCGTTACGCTCTAAGGTTTTCTTTGCACCAGTTTCGTCGGTTAAACATGCTGTTAGCATTGTTAGTGCTAATAATGATAGGATTGCTTTCTTTTTCATATAACTTTTATTGGTTTTTAAATTATCTGGTAATTAGCCGATATTTTCATTTATCGGAATATTACCCGATATGTTGCGTAAAAACACCACAGCTGTATTGTTTTTCATGCTTTCAGCGTGTTTACTGCCACACCTACGGGCGTTAACGCCATAGGTTGCGTATTGGGTTTGCTTAACTTTGCCCGCAACAATTTCAAATACCTTTTTACTTTTGTCGCTTTGCTTGTAAAAGGTATCGCCAATGGATAATTCGCCAGCGGTTGTAACTTGATTGCGTTGCATCTTAAAGGAGTTTTAAAGGGTTTTAAATTTGTTGTTTCTAAATTATTGTCGTGGCCACAGCTATCACAAATTGAACTTAGACGAGCATCGTAGTCTAAACCGCAATTTTTGCACTTCCACCATATTTCGTGGTTAAATAGTTTATAGATCATCTTATTTCCAGTTGAATGTTATATCCAAATTTTGAGCATAGCTCATTAATGGCTTTTGATTGGCGAGCTGGTAAAGCAGATAATTCATTTTCACAGGTAAAAGCTGTTTTTGAACGGGCTTTAAGTTTCACAAAAGACTTAACCACCTCATGTAATTTATACCTCCTGTTTTGCGCTGGCGTTCTTTTATTCTTTTTCATAAATAATTATTTTCTATCCATTGTATTGCTTGCAAAATGATTAGTGGAATTTGATGCACGATTGAGTTGCCGACGGCACCAAGTCTAATAATGTGATCGGGTATCCCATAAGCCACAGGGAAAAGTGCGGGTTCGCACTGGCTTTCTTCAAATTGTAGAAAAGCATTGCCGAATGCCCCCAATGAATATGCCTGTTTACTCTCTTTAAAGATTGCTCCAAAGTCAACCTGTAATAACTCTCTCCGTCTTTGAACATTGGAGTAGGCAACAAGCCAAACTCTTTGCCGTGCGTGGTGGGCGTTGACGCTGACAGCTGGAATATTATACGTTTGGCAGGTGTAGCCGATACTTTCCAAATCAGTGATCTTTTGGTCGAGTACCATGTTACTGATTGTTCCAGCAACATTCTCGTTAATAACCCAATCGGGTCTAATTGTTTGTATTCCTTTAAACATAACCGGCCAGCGGTAACGGTCATCTTCTTTTCCAAGTCCTTTTCCTGCTGTACTGCTGGGCTGGCAGGGATCGCCTCCAAAAATGATATTGGTAAAGGGCAAATCCCTGGCATATTCATCGTGTCCGTATAATTTTCCATTTGGGTAATTTTGTCTTAAATATTTCCACAAACTGCGGTTGCTTTCAATGTGGTAAAGGGTTTCTATATTTAGCTTTTGGGCGGCGTAACTGAAACCATCTACCCCCCCCGAATACCAGGAGCCAGCGGTTAATTTTTTCATGGCTTTTTCCTTCGCTTTTTTATTTGTTCGGGTGCATCCATTGCTAAGCCTAAAGCAAAAACACAAAGGATAGCCAGCACTGCGTTTACGCTATCGATCATGGCTATACCTTTCTACCAGCTTCATAAAAATTACGGGTAATTCGTGCTGTTGGTAAGTGCCACCAATTTCTTTTTCGAGCAGGAAACGAATAGCTACCAGTGCACCTAATTTATCTTTGATGTAGGCTTTGTGTTCAAATTCTAAAGCCAGCTTATCGTATTGCTTAATGTTTTTAAGCTTCATGTAACTAAGGCTAAACTTTTCTACTATTTGTTCTTCAAACATTTCTTCTAAGTGGCCATAAACAGCCCCTAAAATGTTTTTTAGGGGCTTAATCACATCGCCTAAATAGGTTTCGGGTGCATCGCGTAAAAGAGCTTCTAAAGCTTTTTTAGCAGCACTTTTTTCGCCATCAGTACCGCCCCGCTTTACGAGTTCGTAAATCTTTGCGAGGCGGTTTTTAAGTTCAATGTTTTCCATAGTTAGGCTTCAATTTCTATAGCTGAAAAATTCAATTGAACGTCGTTGTATTCGCCGTTATCAGCACGTAACCATACACGGAAATACTCTTTACTATTTGGGTTGCGGATGGCTTTTGTAATCAAATTCATAGCTTCGCTATATCGGGCATCTTTTATGCGTTCTTCATACCTGCGTAAACCTAATACCCGTTTATGGTCAAGATTGCCGTTTGAGGTTTGGAAAGCATCCATTACCAAGGGTTTTACAAAATCCTTTGCGCCATTAAGCCCATCCGCTAAAACTTCATCAAGCTTCGATTTAGCAAGCTCTATTGTATTTTCGTCAAAGGTTGGGGGTTTACTTATCGCAACCTCAACCTTAATGCTACGGTCGAAACTGTAAAAGGTGGCATTACCTTTTCCCTGTCCAATTTTACCGTTGTTCTCTTTGCAAAAAACTTCGTACAGCTCCGTTACTACAGTTTTAATGGCGCTTTTAAAATCGGCTAAGCTTTTATTAATCCTAACGGCTTCCTTTGCTATTTTAGCCAACTTGCGTTCAGCAGAACGTTCGTAATTTGTTGTGCGGGAATATGGTATTTCTCTATTTGCTTCATCTTTCCAAAATAGGTCAGCTGATTTTTGTTGGTTAATGCTAAATGTTTTCATTTTCTTCTATTTTAAGTGTTAGTTCGTTTTTAAGTTGTGCCAGTTCGGCAATTTTATCGTGCCGGGCTATCCAATCGGCGTGGGGTTTCTCCCGAAGCCAATCTTCTATTAGTTTGATTTTTATTAGTAGTTCGTCCATAAACTTGATCTATTTGGTTAAACATGTTTTGTAATTGCAATGCCTCGTAGCGGTAGGCCACGGCATCGATAAAGGTGTTTTGGTAGAAAATGTAAAAGGCTCTCGCTTCCAAACTATTTAGCGAGAAACTCCAGCTGTTTTTATCAGAATAAATTTTACGGCTCTGTGTGTAAAGCTTGGTGTATATTTTATTTACAATTTCTTCTACCAGTTCTTCTGCAACATTTTCAGCTGGATATAATTCCAATAACTGGCCTAACATTAGCACTATGGCTTCTAATTGTTCTTTATTTGCTTTAATTCTCATAATCGTTTTTTGTTATTTCTGCAATGCAGGCTAAGTAATAAGCTTTAAATTTTTTGTCGGTGCTTAGCAGGTTATCAGCTGTCACAAGGCTTACTGCTATCGCAGTATGTGTCCGTTTTACGTATCTGGCTATCTGCATGTTTCTAACGCTTTCTTCATGTAACAGAAGCACTAATAAATGACGGGCGCAAACAACTTCCTGCTTTGCTGTAGTTTTCATTTTTTCAAGGCTTACCCCAGTAACTTCAACCACTATTTTTGTTACTTCTTCAACGGTCATACTTTAATTGCTTCGTGGTTTACATCATCAATTAGCATGGCGTAGCTTTGTTCCATGATGATTTTATGAGGCCAAAAGGTAAAGCCCTCTACAGCGTTTAAATCATCGTATTTGCGCCTAAGCCATGACTTAGGCCAGTTGATCGCATCGGCTATAAATTCAGCATCACGGGCATTCCAGTGGTTTAGCCACCATTTCCAAAAAAGCGGGGTTTTAGCCACGTTGTTTACACTCCACAGATCGCCACAAATAACATTCTGCAAGTACTCCAAGCCCTTTTCTTCTTGAAATTTGGTGTACTGATCTCTCGACCAGCCCAACAGCTTACATACTTGGTGTATGTTGGCTTCGGTTATAAATTTTCTTGCGTTCATTTGGCTATCGTTTTGTATTTTG